AGAAACTTCATGGATGGAAATGGAAGATGTTATCACAGAAATCATCAATATTTCTGCCAGACATCGATCTGCTCAGGAGATTCTGCAAGCCCGGTTCATGCGAGAGAAAGCTATGATGGATCCCTTAGCACTTACTGCAGAAAATTTTTTGAAGGGGGAGGTCCAGAAAGCATATCTGAATTTTGATGGGCTTGAGCTTGAGAAGGCTGGTATTCCTTTGACCCAAGGTGGTCGTGGTCTCTATGTCGATGGTAAATTATACCTGCTCAATCAGAATTTTACATTTGATGAGTTTGTGGTTAAGGATGAAGGATACCAGCGACTTTGGGAGAGACGTATGAGAGAGCATTTCATTTCCACTGTGCAAACAGGGAATTATCTCAACACTAAATCGATGGTGGTGACTGGATTTCTGAGGTCACTAGTAAATGGTGACTGTGCCATACTGTCGAAGGACTCTCTCTCCTCTACTGCAACTTGTGCTCAACAAGCAATTTTTAAAGCACTGGGTGAAGATGAGCGTATTTACCTGAGAACCTTGCAGCACCAGCTTGATCTATATGCCCAGGATTGTGCGGAAAACCCTTACTCCAACACAGCCTGGTGTAAAGTTCTGGAGGCATTGGGAGCTGCAAGGAATTTTCTTGAAAAACATGGTGGCACACTCTTACTTCTTGCAGGTGCTCTCATCGTAGTGTTAATTTCGATATGGGGTTTTTGGAAGCTCTTTGTTGGATTATTCACTAGTAGTGTTACACTGGGTGGAGTGATGACTGCATTGAAAGGTGTGGATTTAAAAGCTCAGCAGAGTTCTTCCAGTCAGGAGAAGGGTTATCGTGCCAGAAATATTCCTGTGCATCATAGATATGCTTACACCCGCTCCCAGGATGAGAATGGTCTGTTGCCAGCTGCACGCTTGTGTGTTGCGATATATCAGCCCGGTGGTGGTTTTGTGTCTGCAATGCAGTATAAGAATAAATCTGTGCGAATGACACGACATCAAGCATTGCGTTTTGAGGAGGGCGAGCAGCTGACAGTGATTTTCCTCAGTACTGGGGAATCAAAGCTGATTAGATGGCATAGACGACATATGCGTGAGGAACCAGGTTCTGAAATAGTGAATTGGTTGGCTCCCAGTCTACCATCCCTCCCAACGGATCTTAAGGATCTTTTTCTGGAAGATAAAGAAGTGGATCTTCCAAACCATTTTAAGACAGTCGGGTATGTCTTGCGTACAGATGATACTTCATTTCACTATGATACTCTTGATACTTATGCATCTGTAGACAAGACACCTTTGCCCCTAAAAGGTGTTATTGGCAATGATTTGTACATTCATGAAATTCCAGAGAAAATAGTTTTTCATTATGAATCTCGGAATGATGATTGTGGAATGATTTTGACATGCCAAATTCGTGGAAAGATGAAGGTGGTTGGGCTACTAGTTGCTGGTAAGGATAAGACTAGCTGGGCAGATATATTACCACCATGTACCTTGGCTGAACTCAAGAGCCAAATTGATTATATTCCTGAGTTCGGAGAGGCACATGATGGTTTCTTTAAAGTTGGGTATGTTCCTCATGCACAGGCACCAACACTACCAAAGAAAACAAATATGGTTGTGGTACCAGAGAGCTTGAGGGTGCCTTGTGATGTTTCTATTAAGGAGCCTGCTGTCTTAACAAAAGATGACCCACGATGCCCACCAGGTGTCGACCCACCCATTGCTGCTTTAAGAAAGAAATTTTCCCAACCTATGGATGAGTTGGAGGGTGATTTGTTGGAACAAGTCGCTGGTGAAATACTTGAAACATGGTATGATTGTGAAGATCATGTTTTGAGTGATATTCCTTTATCAGTTGCCATAAATGGTATTCCAGCGGGTGGTGAAGAGGCAGAATTGGAAAATTTTGTCATGAAAACCTCACCTGGATATCCCTATTTCAAGAATAATAGGGAGCTTGGATTGAAAGGCAAACATGCTTATTTTGAAGAACTTGAGGATGGCACTCTTGGTCTGAAGCCTGGTAGTGTTGCAGAAGAACTCCATGCAAATCTTGTGGAATTCACAAAGAATGAGGTGCCAGAGCTGGTAGTTATTGAATGTCCCAAGGATGAGTTATTGCCAGAAAGAAAGATTAAAGTGGGAGCTTGTCGTTTGTTTGAGATAATGCCTCTACACTACAATCTTTTTTTGAGACAAAAAACCTGTGCTTTTACCCAATTTTTGCAAACTAATAGGCACAGACTGCCTTGCCAAGTGGGTACCAATCCTTATTCTCGGGAATGGGGTCATATATTGGCGCGGTTAATGCGTCCGGGGACCAATGAAGCCATTAATTGTGATTATTC